TGAACCCTACGAATTTGGAGTTATGCCCCCACAAGCTTGTGCCGCTCAACATCACAGCGGTCGAGATCCTACGCTTCTTCCAGCCAGCGTTGTAAAGCGGTTACGTTTCCGTCATGACTATTCCCCTGTTCCTCTCACAACTCAAGACATCGCTGCTGGTTCATTGCTCTTTGAGGCCCACTGTCGTTCATTTAAACTTGATTCCTCATTTGTTCGTCCTTTCGATCCTATTTTGTTTGCCGAGTGTATATCTCTGAATGAGTATAATTCCTTAACCACTAAAACGAAAAGTGTGATCCAGGCCAATGCCTTTCGTTCTGACCCAGATTGGCGTCATACAGTCGTTCGGATTTTTGCTAAAACACAACAAAAGATCAATGAAGGCTCCATTTTTGGCAATTGGAAAGCATGTCAAACTTTGGCTTTAATGCATGACGCCGTCCTCCTCATTTTTGGTCCCTTTGTTAAGTATATGAATGCAGTTGACAAGGAGTATTGCCCCCCAAACATTTTTAAATATGGAGGCAAGACTCCCCACGACCTTTCTGATCACGCCGCTGCTTGGTTGAAACCCGGAAGGAAACGATGCATGAATGATTACACCGGCTTTGACACAAATCAAGGGCGTGAAGCTCAGTTTTTGGAAGAAAAACGCCAGGGTCAGTACTCCATCCCCACCGCCCTAACTGAGTGGTACGTCACTCTTAAAACTAATCTTGAGTGCCAGTTTGGTCCACTTACAAGTATGAGATTTACTGGTGAACCCGGAACTTATGACTTCAATTCTGATTTCAATCGTTGTGTGATTTATTTGCGTCATGACGTGCCGGATAATGTACCGGTCTACATTTCTGGTGATGATTCTGCCATAGGGGAAGTCTTGCCCATTCGAGCTCAATGGTATCATATTGAGTATCTTTTCCACAAGTTGCAATTTAAACTTGAAGAAGATTATTATGCGCTTTTCTGCGGTTATTATCTCTCTCATGTTGGGGCAGTGCGTTCACCTCGCACTTTGCTCTACAAGCTCATGGTTGCTCACGCTGACGAGAGCATTTCTGAAAAAATGGCCTCATACCTTACTGAATTTAATGTTGGTCACTCTCTTGGGCAGGATCTTTGGGAAGCTTTGCCCACCGATCAGGTTTTTGATCAGAGCGCAGTCTTTGATTATTTTTGTCGTCGAGCCAAACCTGCGCAAAAAGTTGCTTTGCGAATTGGTCGTTTGTCTCAGAATGAGATTGACGCCTTGCTAGTTCGTTATCCGACAGCAAATTTCTCACTTTTCCATTTGTTATCTGAGAAAGTTCGCAGTTCTTTGGCAACGCTTGGTAGGGCTTCTCGCATAAGCCTATAATTGCTTATTAAATTTTAATTTATTGTTATCATCATGTCACCATCTGCCCCTTCCACCATGATTGCATCGTCTGCTGGTCACGATCTCCTTCCTTCTAATGCCCTCTCCCTCCCAACCGCCACCACCCCAACCTCTCTCGCCTCTTTGGGCGCCGTCGTTCCCGGTCTACAATGGCAAGTCCAGTACCCCCATGCCACCATCACCTCTGCCGGCTATGCTCTGGCCTCTCATGACCCCTCCGCCAACACCGTAGTGGCTGCTCGAGCCATTATCTTTTCCATTGCTGAATGGGTCTCTCTTGAGGCCATCATTATTCCTGCTCCCGGCTTGGTCAATGCCGTTGCTCGAGTCACCGCTGTTTGGATCCCCGCTGGGACCACTCCGACCAGCGAAGCTCATGCTCGCTCCTTTCCTGGAGCAGTCACACGCACCATCGGCGGGTCGTTGTTAATCGCCGACCAGATTCGTGTTCCCGCCCCTCTTTCTGGCGGCCTTAACGGCCGCTTTCGTGGAACTGTGACGGTTAATTATCAGCCTGTCCTCTGGGTTGTCTCCACCGCTAGCGCACCTGCCCCGACTGCCGCTACGACTATTTTCCTGGTTGATATCGCTGGCACTCTCCGAATGGAGGGTCCCTGCATTGCTCCGTGGTCGTAGGATGGGCAAGGTGTGCCTGCGCCACCTGGAGCACCCCAAGCCGCAGGAGCGACCCCCCTCCCAACCGCCACAATTTCGAATCTCCCCATCCCGTCGCTCCCTCTTTTTTCGGGTCCGACTTTTCAACCACCTACTAGCCTGACC